ATCAACAAAACCAAGTTCTTTGGCTCTATATGCATTCATCCATGTTTGTTCTTCCATCATTCTTGATAACTCATCATTTGGCAATTTTGTTTTTAATGCATATGCATTTACGATGGCCGCTTCTACTTCTTCTAATCTTGCAATTGCTTTTGCAAAGTCGTTTTTATCGCCCCAGTCTATTGTACTTGGAAGATGTATCATCATCATGGCTGTAGGTGACATTTTTATTGTATCTCCTGCCATTGCAATAAACGAGGCAGAACTTGCCGCCAAACCATCTATCTTAATTTCTACATTTCCCTTGTGTTCTTTTAACATTGTGTATATTTGGCTTCCTGCAATAACATCTCCACCTGGTGAATTAATCCATACTGTTATATCTTGATTTTGATATTTGTTTAGTTCATCTTTAAATAATTTAGGAGTAACTTCATCTCCCCACCATGTTTCAGATGCTATTTCGCCTTCTAATATTAATTCTGGTGTATTGGTCATTATATTTTTTGTCCAATTCCAGAATTTATTTTTTATCTTGCTCATCTTCATTTCCACCTCCTTCATCTTCTTTTTCTTCTTCCTCTACTTGCTTTTTACTATCTTGGGAGTTTTGACTTACTTTTCCCATTTGATAATCTTCTAGCATTTCAAGTAATGTATAATTTAGACTTATCAGATGTTTTTTACCTAGTCCATCGGCAAGTTCTGGTAGGTCCTCCTTATTTCTAATTTCATCTATATTGTAAGCTCCTATTCGTTCCATTATTTCGTAATATTCTGCTCTTGATTTGCTATCTCCACGCAATTCTGAATCCACATTATATTTACAATAATATTTCTTTTGTTCACTTGGTGTAAATAATTGATATTGTATTGCTTGTTCCCAGCTTACCAATAAAGGTTGCAAAGTATTCTTTACAAAACTTATTGATTGATGTTCAATATTGCTAAATGTGGCATGTTCTAAATCGCCTATTAAGTGTGGCGGAACATTATAAATTCTCGCAATGTCTGTAGTGTTCAATTTCTGTGTTTCAATAAATTGTGCATCTGCTTGACTCATAGTTAAATCTTGATAGGTTATTCCTGAATCTAATATTGCAATTCTATTTGCGTTTGTCATACCTGTATTCATCTTTTCCCATTCTTCTCTTACTACTTTTTTAGCTTCTGGTTTTAATGTTACACCTGGTACTGTTAGCACACCTTTTGCTGTAGTTCCGTTTTTATAAAATTTAGCCAAATATTTTTGTGATGCCATTTGACTTCCAATTGTTTCCCTGGCTACTGCAATTGGTGACATTCCTTTTAGTCCTGTAAGTCCTATATTTTTTATATGTAGAACATTTTCATATTTTAATTTTACTGATTGTCCATCTGGTAAAACTGTTGTATACCAAACTTTTCCATGGTTTTTTTCATCTGTTACAACTTCAGTCAATTCTGGATTTAATATCCATAATGCTTTTGGATATCCATCTCTACCAAATTGAATTTCTGCATATGCATTTCCATATAATTGTCTGTGAGCTTCCATTGTCATTTTAAAATCAAATGGTGTCATATATGGATTAGGTCTGTTCTCAAGTAAATAAGTTACTGGATGCTTTTCATCTTTTTCTTTTTTTCCATTTTTATCGTTATATACATGTAATGGTAATTTTGCAACACTTTGGCTCAATAATCTTATACAAGCATATACTGTTGCCATTTTCATTGCTGTTTCTTCATTTACTATTTCTCCTGACTCTGTTTCTCCACCATTTATCCAATTTATAAACCATTTAGAAGGAGTGGTTACATTTGTTTCATTTTCTGTTTCTGTTGCTTCATTATTTATTAAATTTTTAATAATTTTTCGTATTCCCATTTTCCCCTCCTATAACGAAAATTCATCTCCAAGTATTAATTTATTTAAGTCTATTGTTGTATCTAATAACCTTGCTCTTGTGTGACTATTTACCATAGCCGCTGCTGGGTCTATTCTGTTTTTACTTTTTGCTTTGTCTAGGCATATATTTCCATTAGGGTCTTGTCTAGTGATACAATTACTTATTGCCCAAGTTAACACTGGATTTTGATTATGTATTATTTTCTGTTGATATACCAATGCTAATATATCTTTTGTTGGTTCAGACAATGTTGCATATCCCTGTCTTACTGCTACCATTATGAAACCTTCATTTTCCAAATCATTCGCAATTTGTGTACTATTCCACGGATCATAACAAACTTCTTTTATTTGAAATTTCATAGCGGCCGTTCTAATATAAGCCTTTACGAATTCATAATCTACAACATCTCCGTGGTGTAGCAGTAATATATCCTTGCTTTATCCAAACAGAATATGGAACTCTGTCCACCTTTTCCTTTTCTTGAATTCTATTTTCTGGTATAAAACTATGTGATAGCATTACATATCTTCCATCATCTAGTCTGAACTCCAAGTTTACAGATGTTAAGTCAGTTGTTGCAGATAAATCTAGTCCACAATAACATTCTTTACCTAATAGTTCTGACTCTGGTATAAAACCACTACATAGATGCCATTTTGCCATATCCATCCAAGCAACATCAGAATTGACCCACTGATTAAGGTACAACCTTCTAAACCCTGCTTCTAATGATGGGATTTCTTTAGCTCTTATAGCCGTCTGTCTAAATTCTTCTAAACTTCTAAAAACACCTAATGCAGGATTTGCCGCAAACCAAGTTTTTTCATCCCATATATCTGCATCTGCTGGTGCTTCATATATTACTGGATAGAATGTTTTGTCATATTCTTCTCCTCTTTCTTTTTTTCCTATTTGCATTTTAGAATAGTTATATAACTCATAACATATTCCATTTGTGTCAGCTCCTGCAGTTGTTATACTTATGAATAATGGTTGCCTTCTAGCTCCCATTGATGTTTTCAAAACATCATACAATTCTCTATTTGGTGCTTCGTGTATTTCATCATAGATTACTACATGAGCATTAAAACCATGTGCAGTTCCTGCTTCTGCAGATATTGCTCTGTAAAATGAATTTGTATCATATCTTACTATTCTCTTTTGTGATTCTATTATTTTGCATCTACTTGATAATGCTCTGTTCATACGAATCATCGCACAACAAGCTTGATATACTTTTGTTGCCTGTTCTCTTGATGTTGCCGCACTATATATTTCAGCACCGTACTCATCATCCATAAATAAACAATAAAGTACAAGCGCCGCTATTAATTCAGTTTTTCCATTCTTTCTTGGTAAAAAAATAAAAGCCTCTCGAATTTCTCGAAAGCCTTCTTCATTTACTGTTCCAAATATATCTTTTATCATTTTTTCTTGAAATGGCATCAAATTAAATGGATGTTTTGCATATTCTCCTTGTGTATTTCTTAACAGTTTTACAAAGTTAACCGCTCTTTGAGCTCTTTCTTCATCATACATTAATGCATCGCCTTCCTAAACAATGTTTCCATTTCATCTTCATCTTGTTCTCCTGGCAATTGCATTCTTCCACGACTACTTGGAGTCAGACCAAATTCAGTCATAAAATCTTTGCATAATTTCAAATATTTTTGAGCTATGGCTACTTGTGGTAACTGTTGTATATATTTACTTTTTTGATTAGGTTGAAATATTGTACTACCTATATCATCCATTTGCTTTTCCGCTTCTATGTATCTGCTCCAACATTTACAATAAGCTTCTAATGCTTTTGTATCTGCTTCTGTCATTAATTTACTATTTGCTAACATTGGAGCAACTCTATTCCATTCTTCTTTCGCCACTTCATCAAGCCACTCTGGTGCTTGTGGATATTCCCCTGGTGCATATTCTTTCATTTTCACTTCATTACTTATTCTATCTTCAAGCCTTATTTTAGAGGGATTCCCATTCAGTATGTGCATTTGAGTAGGCTTTGGTTTTCTTCCTGGTGTTGCCATATGACATCCCTCCTACTTAAATATTTCATTGTATGTATATTCTTTATTTTTCCTTGTAATAATTATATCATCCGTATTTTGCTTTTCTTGTATATATCTTTTTACAATTGCATCACAATATAGTGGATCAAGTTCTACTAGATATGCTATTCTATCTAATTTTTCTGCAGTCATCAATGTACTACCACTTCCACCAAATAAGTCTAAAACAATATCTCCTTTTGCAGAACTGTTTTGCATTAATATTCCTAGCAACCCTAATGGTTTCATTGTAGGATGCAATTTATTCTTTTTAGGTCTTTCGTATTCAATAACACTAGTTGGTATTCCTTTTTGATATTCTTCTATTAGCTCTAGCAATTCTTTCTTACTTAACTTTTTTAATTCATCAATGTCTGACTCTAAAATTGTTGATTGGCTTCTACCACCATACCAAGTATGTCCAGCTCCTTCTTTCCATCCATATAAAATTGGTTCGTGCCTCCATTGATAATCTTGTCTACCTAATACGAATTGATTTTTTAACCATATTAAACATTCTGCCATTTTATATCCTGCATCAATAAATGCTTTTCTAAATGAATAACCACCAACATCCGAATGAAATACATATATCGGTGCTCCTTCTCTTGAAAAATCATACATACATTTATGAGCATAAAATAAAAACTTTTCGAACTCATCATCTTCCATATTGTCATTCATAATTTTCATTCCTGTTGAATTACTTTGATAATTTACATTATATGGTGGGTCTGTTATAACTAGGTCTGCTAATTTTCCATTCATTAGTTTTTCTACATCTGCTCCATTTGTACTATCTCCACATATTAGTCTATGTCTACCTAATTGTATTATATCTCCAAACTCAATATTGGCTTTTTCTTCTTTTAACACTGATTCCAAATCAAAGTCATCTTCTATAACTTCTTCTTGTACTCCTAACATTCCAAGTTCTGCTATATCAAATCCTGTTATTTCTGCCAGACCTATACCTTGTAACTCTGATAATAAATTTTTTAGTTTATCCTTATCCCAGTCCCCTGATATTTTGTTCAAAGCTATATTTAATGCTTTTTCTTTGTTCTTATCTACATCTATGACTATACATTGAATTTCTGTATATCCCATATCTTTTAGCACTTTGTATCTTTGATGTCCACCAACAATTGTGCCATCTTTATTTACTATTACTGGGTCGACATATCCAAATTCTTCTATACTTTTTCTTATTTTCTCGAACTCTTTATCTCCTGGTTTCAAATCTAATCTTGGATTGTATTCTGCAGGTTTAAGTTCTTCTATGTTTATGCTTTTAAATTCCATTTCTAATCATCTACCTTTTCCCATTTAGCTTTCATATTGCCCACATGTCCATTAGCTGCCAACTCTTGATATATTAAATTTGTTCTTAATTCCAAAAAGTTTATTATTCCTTTTGGTGTTAAGTCGTGTATTTCCATTATCATTTTTTCTAATTCTTCATCTGAAACTCTATTTCCAGTTCCATATGTATTTATATTTATTGATACTGGTTGCTCTACACCTATTGCATATGCAAGTTGAACAAGGCATTTTGAAGCTAATTTTTTTGAAACTATATCTTTGGCAATATATCTCGCCATATAAGCCGCTGACCTATCAACTTTTGTAGGGTCTTTTCCACTAAATGCACCACCGCCATGTGGACAATATCCACCATATGTATCTACTATTATTTTTCTACCTGTTAATCCAGAATCTCCTGCTGGTCCTCCTAGCACAAAATTACCAGATGGATTTATCAATACTTTTGTGTCACTGTACTCTAATAATTCATTGGATATCGTTTCTTTTATAACTAATTCATATATATCATTTTCCATTTTTCCCTTGTCAATTCCATCTTCATGTTGTGCTGATATTACTATTTTATCTATTCCAACAAATTTATCATTGTCATCATACATTACTGTGACTTGTGTTTTTCCATCTGGTTTTAAATATGGTATTATTCCCTTTTCTCTTACTTCAGTTAGCTTTTGTGCTAATAGTTTAGCATAGTAAATTGCTGCTGGCATAAAAGTGTCAGTTTCATCACTTGCATATCCAAACATTATTCCTTGGTCACCTGCACCAAGTTTTTCTTCTGCTGTTGCACCAGCTATATCTGGAGATTGTTCGTGGATTTTTACATCTATTTTACAATTTTTATAATCAAATCCTAGATTTTCTTCTGTGTATCCTATTGACTTTATTACATTTCTAGCTATTGCTTCATAATCAATTTTTGCTTTTGTAGTTACTTCTCCCATAATTAAAACATATTGAGTTGTAACTGCAGTTTCTACTGCTACTCTTGAATACTTATCTTGTTTCAAACATTCATCTAATATTGCATCTGATATTTGGTCACATATTTTATCTGGATGACCTTTTGTTACACTTTCACTTGTAATAAATTTCATAATATTCTTATCCTTTCTCTGCATAAAGACTTGCAAATTCTATTTTTTTAAGGTATATAAGTTACGGAGGTGTCCGTAATGAATAAAAAGTTATTTGAAGATTTGTATTATGGGGATTACAGCCCTAATGATGTTACTATAAAATCTAAAGAATATGATATGCTTCTCAAAAAGGCGGTAAAAATACAAGAACAATTGCGTTCTAAATTATCTCCTTCTGACTATAAACTTGTAGTCAAATTAGATTGTTTGCATAACCAATTAAGTGACTTTTTTGGAAAACAAGCATATTCTGATGGTATTAAATTCGCTACAAATTTTCTTTATAATGCACTATCTAGCAATAATTCCGAGAAAAAATAAGAGGCCCCCCTTACCTATTTCCCGAAATTATTTACAGAGCTCCCCTCGCCGTTCCCCCTACTCGATTGGTAGAGATTTTTGGTGGGGTGGCTCTGTTGCTTTATTTATGCTATCTATACAGATTTTTATATTTTGTTTTAATTCTTTTTTTATTATTATTATCTTTTGTTTTATATTTGCATCATTTAGTTTTCTATGTCTTTGTTGATGACACGATTCACATAAGCACACCATATTTTCTATTACTAATCTTAATGACCATTCTTCTTTTATTGGTATGATATGATGTACTGTTACTGCTGGTACTATTTGTCCTAACTTTTTACAGTCTTGACATAGATATTCATCTCTTGCTAGTGCTTTCTTTCTTACTATCTTCCATCCATTACTTTTATAAAATGATTGTTCTTTATCATCTGTCCTTGTCTGGTTATATCTCCTATTTATTGCTTTCTTTTCTTCGGCTTCTATGTACTGGTGTTGTTCACAGAAGCGATTTCTTGTTAGGTTGTTACATCCTATCTTGTTACATACATGTAGTTTCTTCTGTGCCATATTCATTCCTTCTTCTTTACCTTTTGTTTATAAGGAGTATTCGCCAGATAGTGCTGCTTTACTATCTGGCTTAATATGATAAAATTAAACAAAAGGGTATTACATATTTGTTTATGTTTTTCCCAAATAAAAAGGATACTAGTTTTTTTCTAGTATCCCTTATTTGAGAAAGCAAAGCATAAACAGAAAAAAGAACAAGATTTCTCCTGCTCCTTCACACTATTATTTTAGCACATTTTTTAGTTTAATTACTGCCATATTTTTGACAGATTATTTTTTCACTTTCATATTTATATTATCTTTTCTCCACAGAATGGACAATAATCTATATCTACAAATCTTATCCCACCTGTAGTATTTATCATTAATCCTGCCTTTTCATCTTCCTTATTTTTTAATATCCATATTTCTAGAAGTGAATTACCTTCTTTTTCAACATATCCTGCCGTTTTTTGAAATTCACTTGTAGATATTGTTTTTCCCATTATTATACCTTTTTTGTTTTTTTCACAATATTCACACATTTTTTTCTTCTCCTTATTTTGTGTATATTATTTTATCAATATCTTTTACTTTTATTATAGTATGTTTTTTATTTTCTCCTGCTATCTCTACTAGGCAGTTTTCGCCGCTCATATTTAATATTGTTGCTTTTTCTTTATTTTTTAATTCTACTACATCAAATACTTTTAAGTTTTTCATTTTTTATTCCTCATTTTCTTTATTTTTTTCTAATACTATACAAGCCGTTTTTCCTTCTTTTCGATTTGTTTCTTTTTTTAGATATTCTTCTGCTCTTTTTAATGTAGCAAAATTTTTCTTTTCTAATCCATTACCTGTATCTATTCTTACTGACCATGGTCCGCCTTCTTCATCTTCTTCTATGAATGGTTCTGCATATCCCTTTGATAATCTTTCTTGTATTTCTTCTACTGTAAATTTTCCACTTTTAAACATTTCTAATGTTTTTTCAAATTTTTCTAAATCTCTAGCACACGAATCATTCCATATCATATATATTTTTGAGCCATATATTCCCATATCATCGAACATCTTTAATGCTTCTATATTTTTCACATTTTTATTTATTAAGGATATTAAGCAAGACATTGCTCCTGGATTCCCTTCTGATACCTTCATGATCATTTCAGGTACATTCATTCCTTCTGTAATTCGTTTGTTTAAATTATCCATATTATATCACCCAAAAGGATTATATCACAACTTTATATCAAATGGAACAATAAATCGCAAAAGACTTGAATAATAAGTATTTGTAAGTTAAAATACAAAAAACTTTAAAAGGAGGTTTTATATATGGTAGCAATTAAGGATATTCAAAATCTTGAAAAAATGGGTATTACTTTTAAACTTAATTCGGATAATAAGTATGCAAACATTTATAAGAAAGACAAATTTGTTGGTTCTATATATAATACAAAAAATACTATTTACTTTTGTGGTAAAGAATTCGTAGAAACAACTGGTAAAGAAATTATAGAATTTCTTATCAATAACAGTAAAGAAACTCTTGAAAATAAACAATTGACAAATGATGAAATTTTTTGCATTTGGAAACAATGTGTTCTTCAAAATAAATGTGGTCACAATTTTGACAAACAATTTGGGAAAGAAAAAGGTTATATCTATAATGCTTTTAGAAGATTAGGTTTACCAAAAAGTTTAGAAGATAGATTATCTTTTGATAAGAATATTTTATCTTCTCTACTTAAACAAACTTGTTATGCAGATGCAAAAACAATATTAAAATCAATTGGAGGTGCTATATAATGGATATATACGATTTTTATAATAAGTTAATGGCTATTTTTCAGTCTTGTGTAGACACAGATGATTCAGATTTAAAACTTAACGAATATAACGATGCATCTTCATATGGAATCGAATGTGATGAACCATCTATTGTAGTTACAGATTCTAGCGGTGCAGATTTTCAAATTATAATCAAAGAATTAAAATAAAGACTTCTATTGAAGTCTTTTTTCTAAATATTCTATTGCTTCTTTTATTGCAATATTTAAAACAACATATTTGTAAGCACTATATTTTTTTGACATATTTTCTAGTATTTTTAATACTGGTTCTCTAAATGCAACAGAATGTTTTGTTGTTGGTCCAATTTTTCCTATTTCAATTGTATCTGCATTTTTATTTTCAAAGTCTATTATCGCTGCATTTATTATTTTACTTACAGAGCAGTCATTAAATTTTGGTACTAATATTTCTAATTTATCGAACAATTCATCTTCTACATTAACTGTTCTTTGTATTAACTTTTCTTTTTTCACAAAACTATCTAATGCTTTCATCATAACACTTCCTAACAATTTATTGTATATATTATATATGTACAAGTGGTGTTTTGTAAAATTTGTTAATTGTATATTCAAGTATGTTGTTAATTGTTGATTTATATATTTTTTTATGTTATACTAGTAATATTAAAACATTTTATGTTAAGGAGTGATTTTATGCTATTATCTAATTTTGTTTTAGAATGGATTTATTCTTTACCAGTAGAGCAACAAGGACCAACTACAATTATATTAATATTATTTTGTTTAGAACTTTTGATTGGTTGTTTTCAAATATCTCTTATTAAACAATGGGAGAAATCTATTAGAGGCTATTAAGCCTCTTTCTTGTTTAAATCATTCCCATTTCTCTAGCAACATATTCTACTATTTTATTTCTCATTCTATAGTAAGTTCTTTCTGATATTGATAATTCATAACATACACCAATTTTATTATTACCATTGTTTTGAATATAATTCTTTTTAAAAAATTCATTATGATATGTATCTAATTTTTCTAATGCCCTTTCTATACACTGTTTGTTATATTCCATTCTATACATAGTAAGTGGTGTTGTTAGTTTCATCACTTTATCAAATGTTGGGTCAGAAGTAGAATTACCTTTTGGTTGCCCATCTGATGGATTAGGAGTCGAATCTATGATGTCTTTTCTTATCTCTTGTATTGTTTTTTCATAATATTTATAATTTGTTAATTCAAAGTCTATATAATCATATATCTTTTTATTAATTCTCATCTTTGCTTCCTCCTAATATTCCGTTTTTCTTTAGAACTTTTTCTACATCATCTATAGAATATGCAATGCATATAATTGCACCTGCTTTTTCTAATTTTTGTAGAGTTACTTCTTGTAATTTTGTAGTTTTATTTCCATTAATTTTTACTTCGATACAAATAAGATTTCCCTTAAAAACACACATTAAATCTGGCAAACCTATTACAGCATACTGATTTCCGTGATTTTTCCATAAAACACAATGAGGTAGTTTATCTTTTAAATATTTTTGTATTTTTCTTTGAAGAGTTGATTCTAACATTTAATCACTCTCCTTTAGTAATTTCTTTAGTATTTCTTGTATTACATTAACTACAATAGAATTTCCTGCTTGTTTGTATAACTGACTATCTGAATTTCCAGTAGATTTAGCTTTATAAAAATCATCATCATCAAATCCCATAAGCCTCCAACATTCTATTGGTATTAGCCTTCTTATTCGATATTCAGGATATTCATTTTTCATTACTGCAGTTACTGTTCCGTGATTTTCTTTTATAGTAGGTGATATTCCATTTTCTGATACAATTCTTCCAGCTTCGTGTTGACTTGGAAAACAATTTCCTTCTACTATTATTTTATCTGTTCTTACTAATGTTGCTTGTCTACATCCAGTATCTAAAGTTTGTGCAACACCATGTCCTACTCTACCTCTTTTTTTATTTGAATACGGATAAGACATATTTATACTATCTCCTACTTTAGCAGTATCGTATCCTTTTTTAGTTGCATTTATTACATCTACCATTGGTTGTCTATATCCACCTTGCATACTATCAATTGCTGGTGCTATTCCTTCTTTGTTGTATATACTACCTGCTTGATGTCTTTTACCATCTTTATCAAATATTCCTCCAAGTCTTTCTACTGCTACTTTTGGTTTTATATTTCCACCTTGCATTGCTGTAATTGTAGGTGCTATTCCTTTTTCTGAATATACTTTATTCGATGACCTATACCACCCTTTATTATTTAAATCTCCTGCCTCTATAATATTTGCTTCTTCTTTTTCCTTTTGATTATTAGCAATAAATCCTTGTATCATTTTTTCAGATAAAAAATATTTCTGATCCACTTCATTTTCAAGTACATCTTTTAATCTTTTTGAACTTTCAAATGGTTTTGGGAATTCAAATTTACCATTGTCTATGTCTTTTCTTATACTTACAATGAATACTCTTTCTCTATTTTGTGGCACACCATAGTTTTTTGCATTTAATACTTGCCAGTAGTTATTATATCCTGCATCTTCTAAATCTTTTAATATCATATCAAATGCTTCTTTAAATCTTTTGCTAGTTAAATTTTTTACATTTTCTATTATTGAATATTTAGGTTTTGTTTCATTTAGTATTCTTATTCCCTGATAATATAAACCGCTTCTTGTATTTTCATTTATTCCTTTTAGTTTTCCTGCCACAGATATATCTTGACACGGAAATCCCCATGTCATCATATCTATTTTTCCTTCTGCTTTATGAAAATGAATTTCATTAACATCTCCTAGATTTAATTCTTCTGGTTCATTATGAATTGCACAATAACTTTTTACTGCATATTTATCAATTTCACTAAATCCTACTAATTCATATGGAATTCCTTCTCTTTTTAATGCTTTTTCAAAAGCACCTATTCCGAGTAAATAAGCTTAATAATTTCATATTAATCATCCTTTTTTAACTTATTTACCCCTTTGTTTCTATCTTTTTATTTGCATCCAAATTTTTATATATTCATTTGCAGCTTTTTCAAATTCGGTTATGCTTTTTCTTTCGTTATATAATCTTTGTATTTCTTCTAACTTTTGATGATATTTTATACTTAAATCATAGTTTGAGTTTAGACTCTCTATTTGCTTTTGTGATAAATTTCCTGGGCCAAATGGAAGAACTTTTTTGATTTAAATATTATCGTAATTTTCTTTTGAAAATTTCAATTGCAGTTTTTTTTCTAAAGCAATAATATCTTTTAGTATTACTTGATATTGACCTTTATAATTTGAATCATTGTTTTCTTCCAATTCTGCTTTTCTTTTTAATAATATTTTTAAATTTTCAATTTCATTTTCTGTTTGTGTCCTCATTTTTTCTTTTATTTTTCAACTCCTTTAGAGATTGTCTGTCCTATATGACCTTTCAAACTTTTTTCAAGGTCATTTCTATTTACTTACTGTCGCAAGTGTTTGAGTTGTATTTTGACCTTTTGTCCTTACTTTTTCAATACAAAACATATATATATATTTAATATATCTTTTTTATACAAGAATTTTTACCATATATAATAATTTATTTTTTTAAGGTCATAAGGTCATATATGCTTTCTTTCTTTTGGTATATAAGCATTTTAGATTTGACCTTTTGTTTGACCTTTATATGACCTTTTGTCCTTGTTTAATCTATTAGAACTGTCTTTTCATATAATGAACTTAATTCTTCAAAAGCTCTTTCTACTGCTTCTTCTTCATCTTCTTTGACTTTTATTCCTGGTATAAAAGCTATAACTCTAACACTAGTATTATTGTATCTTGCTCTAACTTGATTTCTATTTCCTTCTTGAAGTATATATCCTTTTTCTGCAAGTCTTTTTAAAATATCTCTATAGTTTAAGTCATGTCCATCTTTGTTAAACTCTTTGAGCAGAACATTTTGAAATATTGATGGAAATATCTGATACACTCTATCTGGCAAACTAGAATCTTTAGGTCTTACTTTTCTTCTTGCATCTGCTACATAATCCATATAAATTCCATATCGTTCTCTACTATTACTATTTGAAATTTGTGTTCCATTTTCTGCATATGAATCGAAACAATAATGATTACTTAATACCCAGCTATCTGCAAACTCATAGAATTTTTCAATTAAATCTGTTTCTTTTTCATCTGGCATTCTTTTATATATTTCCACTCCAAGTTTATACGATTCATCAGCATTTTCATTTTTGAATATATATCTATTAACTAATTTATCTGTAACAATACCCAAAGCCACATATCCTGCATAAGCTCTGGATTTTCCTTGAACTTCTTGAAGTAATTTCTCTTGATACATATTGTATTCTTGCTTTAACTTTGAATAATTTTCATCGTATTCTTCCAATAATTTTTCTATAAAAAACGGCCCAGCTACTCCATAATTTTCTTCTGATAAAGTATACATCTTTGATGCTTCTTCCTCATTTTCAAAAGGTTTACCTTCTATTTCTAACACTCTTGATGTTATTCCACCTTGTGAATTATTTCTTATTAATGCTTCTTCTCCAGTAGTCAGGATTATAGAGTTCCATTGTGTTTGAGCTTGTACCCCACCATCTTTTGTTCCTCTAATTTTTGACACTCCTGTTCCTAGCATATATACAAGGACTTCTAAAAAGCCATGATTGTTTCCTTGCAATTGTTTTTCATCTATTGGCAATGGCAAGTCATTATAAAATCCTGCTATTCTTTCTATTCCTACTTGTGTTGCATTAAAGTTAACCCCTAATTTTTGTGGATCACCCCATACACTGTTATTTGCTTTCATAGCCGCTGTTTTTCCACTTCTAGTAGTTGCATAATTGTGTACAACAAAATTTCTCAAGTTTAATTTTCTTAACAACGGAGATGCAAAGTTCATATTTTGTAGAAATCTAAACAAATTATTTTTTCGATATGAAATCATTAATTTGGCCCATTCTTCTAGATTTCCTTTTGATTTATATCCTGCCACCCATTTATACATATTTCTATCTATGTCGAGTACCAAATCTCCATTAATAAATGGCACAAAGTTTTTTCCATGCCATCCTAATTGATTCACTGTCTTTTTTACATTTAATAAATCAATATTAGTTTCTTCCATTGCTTGAAGGTACTTTACAAGTATTTTTGCATTTTCACTTGTAACTGTTATTCCTATGTCTGCAAGTGCTGTTATACTTCTTGCTTGAAATATTATGCTTCTAGGATATATAGCTGTTTCCCATTTGTTATCTCGGTAAAATGCTATTTCTATTTTTTCTTCTTGGCTTAAGCTACTTCTTAATCTATTTAATAATATTACTGGTGTTCTACAAAACCTTATAAATTCTCCAGTTTTAGGCATCATTTGATATATTCCATCTTCAGTTAATTTCCACCCATCTACTGGTCTTAACTCTATTGGCATATCTTGTATTGGTTTTTCAGTATTTTCTGCAAATACTGATACATTTATTTCTGTTTTCTTTTTAACAATATATTCCCAATTATTCTTGAATTGCGATTCATCGCTTTTATACAAATCTGATGGATCCTTTTGTTGTTTTGTAGAACAAGCAACTTTATATACTTTTCCTTTATAATTGTGGTTGCTTAAAGATTGGCACACCTTCCTTACAAATTCTTCCCCACCGAAGTCATTCTCTTGATGAATATAGATATTGGGTATATCGTGTATTAAATCATTCCAAGCCGAATTGAAATTTGTAGCACCAGGCGAACCAAGAGCTGGTACATCATTAAGCCATAAAGTTTGAGTATCTGATTCTCCTTCCACTAACACAACATATCCGTGTTCTTTTATTTGTTCAAATTTGTGCCATCCATAAAGTAAAGTTTTATTTCCTTTTCCCCATCTAAAAGTTTTATCTTTTCCTCTTAATCTGGTTCTTACTACTTCTTTCTTTTCATTATAGTATGGAATTGTTATAGATGTTTTTGTATCTTTTAAACCCCATTCTGATTTTAGCCATTCTGCAGGTAATTTTTTATCTTTTGCATATTCTTCTATTGTATAGTTACTCTGTACCTTGTTTTCCTTATGTTGTATTAAAGAATGTTCTTCATAAATTTTCTTGGCTGCATCTTTGGTTGATAAACCTTTTTGCATTGCAACAAAATCTATGTAATTTCCATGTATCCCACAAGTAAAACAGTTATACATTCCTGTTGGTATATTTACACAAAAACTTGGTTTTTTTTCATTTCCATTTTTGTGAACAGGGCAACTTGCAAGTAACTCATTGCCCTGTATTTTTATATTTTTTAAATATTTGCTATATTCTTGTTTATAATCTAACTTTGTGTCTAAATCAATTTGAGCCATTACAAATTACCCCCTTCTTAATTTTCTTTAGAAAGGCAAATCAGTATCTCCTACAGTATTATCTTCTATAAAATCTTCTGTTTTTGTTATTCTTGTAGTCTTTTTCATTCCAGCAACATACTTTCTTACCTTTTCTCTTGTTTCTAATGGTAAAACTTCCTCCATTGCAAAAGTAGCTTGAGCATAAGTTATTCCACCTTTACTTTCTGCTTTCTTTAATGAAATTTTTGTTATTACATCACAAGGTCTTAAGCCTTTAGAAACAATTCTTTGTAGGTATTTGCCGAATGGTGTTATACTAGTTGCTGGTAATGTTAAAAGCATTGGGAATGTATCTCCGCTTCTTAATATGAATACTTTTCTCATATTCTTACAAGCTTTTCCTATACCATCTATTGCAGACCCATATCTATTATTTGGACATGAATCACAACTTAATGTTTCTCCATCTTTTGTAATTCCTATATGTCCATCATTTGATAGACAGTCTGGTGCATTTTCAGTTCCATCGTATGCGGCTCTATAATATGAATTTGCAGCATATTGGTCTACGATTATTACTCTTAACTCTTTTTCTATATCTGGATTTTCAGGATCATCCCCTGGTACTTCAAATGCAGTTGTTCCTCCTGCAGGTATTTTTATTTTGTCAAATGCTAGATTAAATCCATCTAATTCTTCCATTGGAATTTCATTGTTTTCTGCTGGTATTAAAAATTGTTCTTGATTATTTATTGTACTTATTTCTTTGCTCATTGTAATTTCCTCCTAACCTTCTCACTTCTTTTTTTAACCTTGCTATTTCAAGGTCTTTTTGTTTATCTATGCTACTTAATATTCTTAAGCAGATAAGTGTCATACATATAATAAAAATTGCTTCTAACATTATTAGTTCCTCCTTGTTCCTATTGTAGTTTTTTCAAAGAGACTAACAATATCTTGAAGAAAGTCAGGAAGTTCATCGTTTGATTCCCATCCCATTTCTTTTATATATGCTTTAAAGGTTTGAGTATTTACATCCTCTTTAACTATTCCAGCATGTCCATTTTCCTTCAGTCTTTTTATTAATTCTGGCTTATTTTCTGCAAGTACATTTGGAGCTACCATTGTTTTTAATGAATATGTAATTCCATTATTTCCTTTGAAACTTTGTAATTCTTGGTCTACCATCATATTTACAAGTTTCTGTTCCTGTTGTTCTATTTGCCTTTTTATTTCTTTTAGCTCATCTTCTACAGTTGCCTTATTATCTTTTAGGTGAGACAGAAATTCTGCCTCTACCATCAATTCTTTGTTCATATCTTTGACCCTCCTACAATTTATTTGTGAAGGAGCAGGAGAGTCTTATACTAATTATTTAAAAAATTCATCAAATATTGATGTTAATAATTCTTCCAAGGCTTTTTTCATATTATTTTCTGTTTCTTCTGTTTTTTCTATTTCTTCTGTTTCTTCTATTTCTTCTATTTCTTCTGTTTCTTCTGTTTCTTCTTCATTTTCTATATTTACTTTTTCAATAATAATTTTACAATTTGGATTATTAACTTTCTTTTTAATTTCATTTATATCTAATTTATCTGGATGCATCTTTGATAGATTAAATCCTATTACTTTTTTGTTATCTTCTATAAAATCAATTAAAACAACTTTATCTCCTCTTTTTGTTTCTACTAAATCTCCTATTTTATAATTTACCATTTTTAGATTTCCTTCCTTTATTTAAAATATTTTCGCCAATCATCTACAACTGTTTTTGCTATACTTTCTTTTCTTTCTAATGCAGTCATTATTTTTTCATCTACAGTATCTTTTGCAATTAGATGTATATGATTAACATTATTCTTTTGTCCTATTCTATGTAGTCTAGCTAATGCTTGGCTATAATTTGCAAAATTAAAATCTAGACTATAAAAAACTGATGTGTCGGCCGCTGTTAATGTAATTCCTAAACCTGCAGTTTGAATTTGTGCTATAAATATTTTTACATCTTCATTCTCTTGAAAATCTTTAACCATTTGTCCACGATTTTCCATCTTTACTTCTCCAGCTATCCAACTATACTTGATTCCTTTTTTTTCAATAAGTTTTCTTATTTCTGTTATCTCACTAATAAATCTAGCAAATATTACTAGTTTTTTATTTGAATCTATAACTACATCGTCAATTATTTCTTCTAAAGCATTTAATTTTGAATTACTAACTTGTTGTACTTCTCCATTATCATTATTCACAAAACCACCACTTATTTGGCTTAATCTCAAGAGTCTTGTCAGTATATTAGTTGTTGTTATTTCTCCATTTTCTAGCTCCATATAATTTTCTTTTTTTACATTGTCATATATTCTTCTTGCACTTGGTTCTAGGTCGCAATATCTCATTGTACATATTTGTTCTGGTAGGTCTAGTGCTTCTTCTTTTGTTACCCTATATGCAATGCTATGTGCTTTTTCTATAAGTTCTTCTTGATTAATATATCCGTATTATTTGATGTCCACCATATCCACCCATTCGTGCATATCTATTTCTAAAAGCATAGAAACTTGTACCATATATACTTTTATCTACAAATCTGTATTGACTAAATACATCTAATGGATTATTTTGTATTGGTGTTCCTGTCAGAATCATTTTATATTGTGCTATATCTCCTAGTTTGTGCATTGCTTTACTTTGTGCCGCTGAATGAGATTTTATCCTTTGTGATTCATCACAAATTATTAAGTCTGGATTCCATTCTTTTAACTCATCAAACATTCTCCAAGTAGATTCATAATTTATTACTGCTACTTTTAATCCTTGTCCAAAAACTAGTTGTTTTAGCTTTTGTATTCTTTTTTGCATCGTTCCTTCTAATGTAGCTACAGTATTCTCAAAATCTGCATACTCGCCGATTTCTTTTTCCCATACAGGAACAACAGATGCTGGGCATACTACCAATGCTTTTTTTATTTTTCCATTCAAATAAGCTCTACCCATTACTGCTATAGATGTTAATGTTTTTCCTGTTCCCATATCCATTAACAATACTGCTCCTGGCATAATTGCCTCCTTATTTTTTCATATCTTTTATCATTTTCTTTATTTCTTTAGGATTTCCACCCATTGCTATTAATGTTGCTACTAATCCTAAACCTAATTTTTTAGTAAATCTTTTTTCTATTTCATCAAGTTCATCTGCTACTTTTCCAGTTATTTCTCCTAATAAACTTAAATCTATTATCATTTCATCATTATCATCAAATTGAATTGTAAATGTTACTTCTGGGTCACTTGCAATTCTTTCTTTAGATTTGATACTTTTTACTGTTTTTTTGTTTCTTAAATCAATTGTTTTATTTTCCATATTTTTTACTCCCTTTTAAATAAATTCATTAATTTACAAGCTATATTGTAGCCTTTTATCTGATGTTGATATGCTTTTAACTTTATTGGCATAGGTTCTATTTCAATTGAATTTGTAGCCATTTTTTCTTTAGTTGCTGACTTTATATCTTCTTTTCTTCTTTCGTATTTTTCCAATATAGTAGTTTCTATTTCGCAATTTGTATTTTTCAATTTTTCAATGTTTTCTATTGTAAAAGGTATCTCCCATGCAACAATTTCTTTTTTCCATTTAGCACCTTGTAATTGTGCTTTTATGAAATCTTTATATAAATAGCTTTCTTTCAAAAGTATAGTTTCATTATTTGTTATTTCCGCTATCATCATTCAAGACCTTATCTATTATGTTTGTCGCATATTTTTCTTTTGCTTCTTTTAAAGTTGCAAAATATTCTCCTTTTATCCAACTACCATCTTTCATTATTACTGATGTAACAACAAAAGGCATTGTTCGGTTTTTGTCTTTAATTTCTACTAAACATACACCATTTTCATAGTTACATTGTAACAATTTACAAACTCCAAAATGTTTATTTTCAAACTCCATTTTTTCCTCCTTTTTATTTAGATAGAGCCTTTACAATTTGTTTTATCTTATGTTATAATGTATTCAATTAATTTATTAATTAAGTGCAAAGAAAAACTATTTAGCTCCTGGCAAGGTTTAAATTGGTTTCGCTTTGTGCTTTTTTATTTTCATTTGTAATTCCTATGTACTTATAAAATAAATTTGGGGAAATGTAATAAGTCCATTTTGAACTTAATTGAACCGCAGAACCAAACGGAAACCTATCATTTCTTAAGCCTACTCTAACAAATTGTTCTGATTTTCCCATTAGCTTTGCTGCTCTTTGTACTGTTATATTTTTTTCTTCTACATACATTTTTTCCTCCTTTCTTACTCATTTCTTGACTAGGATTTGAATTACTTACTCATTTAATGACTAATAAGGTGCAAAAAAATAAGCCCTATTTTTTTAGCATTTTCATTTCTGGAAATATTGTTTCGATATCTTCATCCAACTTTTGTGATATTTTTATTTTTCTCTTTGTTGGAATTTCAACATCGTTATTTTCCATATATGATATTGCCTGTTGTGTTACTTTTAAAAATTTGGCTAAATCCTTTTGACTTATATTCTTTTTCTTTCGTATGGTTTTAATGTTATTTCTCATTTTTACCACCCCTTATTTTTTGTACACATTTCTTTTGTACAAAAGCATTATATACTCATTTAATGACTATGTCAATACTTTTTAAGTCATTTTTTGACTAAAATGTATTGACTTGTACAAATATTTTTTGTATAATACATTTAAAGGAGTTGAATTACTTATGAAAAATAGGTTATTTGAATTAAGGCAAGAAATTGATATTTCTCAAAATGAACTAGCTGAAAAATTAAAACTTGACCAGAAAAAAATTAGTAGATATGAAAGTGGAAACATTACAAGAATTGACATCGATTTTGAAGAAAAAATCTGTGATTATTTTAATTGTTCACTAGACTATTTGAGATATCGTTCTGCTATAAGAAACGAAAAAAAATATTCGGAAACTTTAAAGAAAGTCGCTGCAATGATTGAAGAATTTTATGCTGGTAACAACGAAAAAAAGCAGGATCTTTCTGATGAAGAACTTGCTTCTTTTCTAGAGTTTATCTCTAACTTTAAAGATTTACTCCAAAAGTTTCCAAGGCAGTAACTATTCATTATCATCATTTAGTATGAACTTAATTAGTAATAGAACTGCTTGTAAGTCTATGTCGTTTTTTTCCAAAAACTGACAAAGTCTTTCAAAATTCGACATCATAGAAATCCCTTTCTTATTATTATAGCACAATTTCAAGTTTTTTACAAATTATGTAAATTATGAATATTTTTCTTCGTTTCTTATAAGGAAACGGAGGAGATTATAATATGAGAAATCCAAATGGTTTTGGATGTGTATATAAAGCAAGTGGGAATCGTAGAAAACCTTATATTGCAAGAATAACAATTGGTTGGGATGAAGAAACTGGTAAGCAATTATTTAAGAATATTGGCAGCTATGTAACTTATAAAGAGGCTATGGCTGCTCTTACTGAATATAATGCTGACCCATATGATATTGATGCAAGTAGGATTACTTTTGCTCAATTATATGAAAAGTGGTCTTTAAACAAATATCCAAAAATAAGTAATTCTATGGTGTTAAGTTATAAGAATGCTTTTAGAGCTTGTAAGTCAATTCATGATTTACCTTTTATAACTATTAAGAAACACCAAATACAAACAGTTATCACTGAATCTGATAAAACTTTTAGTGGTAAAGAACGAATGAAAATGTTGATTAGTCAAATGTTTGACTATGCAATGGAAAATGACATTGTTAAGAAAAATTATGCTAAATGCGAAATTGATTTAGGTGAAAAACCAGACCCTGTTCTTGACAGGAAACCATATACCAAAGAACAAATTGAATTGTTATATAAATCATTACATATCTATAGGTACACAGACACTATACTTATGATGATATTTAGTGGTACAAGACCTAGTGAATTACTTTTGGTTGAAACTGAAAATGTTCACTTAGATGAAAATTATTTTATTTGTGGTATTAAAAATAGTAGTAGTAAAAATAGAAAAGTTCCTATCAGTGCATTTGTTAGACCATTCTTTGAAAAATATTATTATGAAGCTATTGCTTCTGGTTCAAAATGGTTAATTCAAAATACTGAAGGAAATCAAATGAAGTATAGCAATTATAATCGTGATAAGTTTGCTAAAATTTTAGAACAATTAGAAATGCAACATCTACCACACGATGGCAGACATACTTTTGCTACTCTTATGGATTCAATTGAGGCCAATAAATTATGTACTCAATTAATTATGGGACACTCACCTAAAGTTTTAATCGATAGTGTTTATGTTCATAAAACAGTATCAGAACTTCAAAGAGAAATTGACAAACTTGAAAAGGTATTTGACTTACAAAAATATCTTTCATACATAGATGAAAGATACTATAATAATAATTATATGTTTTTAACTTTTGATTCTCAAAATAACTTATTAGCAAGGAAATGCTCGTAAGACTCTATAAAGTGCGGTGGCTAATATACACACAATAGACAAAATAGCCTTCAAACCCTTATTTCAAGCCACCTGCACGAGTTTTGTAACTATAAGTGCTACCAAAGTTATTCCTTTTTCTTTTCTTAAATTTAATTTCATTTTATTTTCCTTTCTTTTGTTTTATTATCAAATTATGTAATTAAAGTTTTGCTTTATTTTTTATTGTATAATTTAATAAAAATATATTTACATTTTAATTTTAACATAGCTATATTTTTTGTCAATATTTTTTGTTTTTTTGTAATGTATTTGTAATACTTTCTAAACTAGTTTAATATATTCTTTTCATTTTTAAATTAAACACATTATAAAAGCCGAGAATTTAATTCTCGACTTTCATTTATTTTTATTATACTTTTTCCACATCTACTTTTAAGTTTTCACCATTTATTGTTGTATCTGTATAATTTGTTCTTTCTTCTCCGTAGAAGATGTTATCTGCTAAAGTATCTTTCTTTATTTGCTCAGCAAATTTTTCTATTACTTTTTCTAGCATATCGTTTCCAGCTACATATAGATTAATTCTATCTAATACTTCAAATCCACTGTCTTTTCTCATATTTTGTACTTTTGATAAAACTTCTCTTATATATCCTTCTTCTTTTAACTCTTCTGTTATTGTTGTATCTAAAACTACACCAATCTCTCCTTCTCCGGCAAATGCAAATCCTTCTTTTCCTTGCATTGTTATTAATAGATTTTCGCTATTTAATTCAATTGTTTCTTCTCCAATTTGAATTTGTTCTACTTCACCTTTTTGGATTTTTAGAGCTAATTCCATTTGATTTTTATTTGCTATTTCTTGTCTTATTTGTGGAATTAGTTTTCCATATGCTTTTCCAAGTACAGGTAGATTTGGTTTAATTTCAAAGTTAACATACTCTGACATTTGTGCTCCTAATTCTACCTTTTTAATGTTTAATTCGTCTTTTACTATATCTCCATAATATTCTGGAAGGCTTGATACTGAAATTAACATTTCTGATAATGGTTGTCTATTCTTGATATTAGCTGCATTTCTTGCACTTCTTCCAAGTTTAACTATTGTATATGCTAAGCCCATTTCAGCTTCCAATTTACTATCTATAGCTGATTCTTCTACTTCTGGCCAAGTACATAGATGTATACTTTCAGGAGCATTTTTATCAAGTCCTGTTACTAAGTTTTGATAAATTTCTTCTGTTATAAATGGTACGAATGGTGCTGCAACTTTTATTAATGTTGTTAATACTTTATATAAAGTCACATATGCTCCAATCTTATCATCTGTTAATGTATCAGACCAGAATCTTTCTCTGTTTCTTCTTACATACCAGTTTGATAATTCATCTGTAAATTCTTCTATTTGAAGTGCTGCTGATGTTATATCATATTTTTCTAATTTTTCGTCTATTTCTTTTACTAATGTATTTAGTTTTGAAATAATCCATTTATCCATTACATTTTCTGACTTGAAATTTGCATATTCTAATGGATTAAATTTATCTATCTCTGCATATAGTACGTAGAATGAGTATACATTCCATAATGTAGATAAGAATTTTCTTTGAGTTTCTTCTACATCTTTTGTAGAGAATCTTGTTGGAAGCCATGGTGCTGATGCTGTGTAGAAGTGCCATCTTGTTGCATCTGCTCCAACTGAGCCTAATACTTCAAATGGGTCTACTACGTTTCCTAAGTGTTTAGACATTTTTAGACCTTTGCTGTCTAAAACGTGTCCTAATACTATACAATTTTCAAATGGATTTGTGTCAAATATACATGTTGAAATTGCAAGTAATGTATAGAACCATCCTCTTGTTTGGTCTACCGCTTCTGAAATAAATTGTGCTGGGAAGTTTTTCTCAAACAATTCTTTATTTTCAAATGGGTAGTGTAATTGTGCAAATGGCATTGAACCTGAGTCAAACCAACAATCTATAACTTCTTTTTCACGTTTCATATCTTTTCCACATTTTGGACATGTTAAGTGAATTGGATCTAAATATGGTTTGTGTAATTCTACGTTTTCTGGAACATTTTGTCCTTTTTCTTCTAATTCTTTTCTAGAACCTATACATTCCATATGACCACATTCACATGTCCATATTGGAAGTGGTGTTCCCCAATATCTATCTCTTGAGATACCCCAATCTATAACATTCTCTAAGAATTTTCCAAAACGACCTGTTCTTATTGTATCTGGCATCCAGTTAATTTTGTTATTGTTTTCTAATAACTTATCACGAACTGCTGTCATTTTTACAAACCAGCTCTCTTTTGGATAATATAGAAGTGGTGTATCACATCTCCAGCAGTGTGGATAGCTATGTGTATGTTTTGCTGTACTGAATAATTTATTTTCATGTGCTAACCATATGCATATATCTTTGTCACATTTTTTAACAAATCTTCCTGCCCATGGTTCTACTTCTTCTACGAAGTTTCCTGATTTATCTACTAAATTTACAAATGCTATTCCATTTTGTTTTGATACAAAACTATCATCTTCACCATAAGCTGGTGCAATGTGAACTATACCTGTACCATCTGTTAATGTTACATAGTCTCCATGAATTACAACATAAGCTTTTTCATCTACTTTAGCAAATGGCATTAATTGTTCGTATTTCATTCCTAAAAGTTCTGAACCTTTTACTTCTTTTACTATTTCATAAGGAATATCTTTTAAAACTACATCTATTAAATCTTTTGCTAAAATGTAGATTTCTTCGTTTCCTTCTTCTTGCATTTTTCCATCTATAACTGGTTTTTCAACTTTTACATAAGCGTAATCATATGCTTTGTTTACGCAAAGCGCTAAATTTGAAGGTAATGTCCATGGTGTTGTTGTCCATGCTAAAAAGAATACATTTTCTTCTCCTTCTACTTTGAATTTACAAGTACAAGTTAAATCTTGAACATCTTTGTATCCTTGTGCAACTTCATGAGATGATAGAGCTGTTCCACATCTTGGACAATATGGCATAACTTTATGACCTTGGTATAATAAACCTTTATTCCACATTTGTTTTAAAGTCCACCATTCAGATTCAATATAATCATCGTGGTAAGTAACATATGGTTTTTCCATATCTACCCAATATCCTATTTGCTCTGTCATTTCTTCCCACATAGAAACATATTTGAATACACTATCTTTACATTCTCCTATGAATTTTTCAACACCGTATTCTTCAATTTGTTCTTTTCCTGAAATTCCAAGTTTCTTTTCAACTTCAAGTTCTACTGGAAGACCATGTGTATCCCATCCAGCTTTACGAATTACATCATAACCTTTCATTACTTTATATCTTGGAATAATATCTTTCATAACCCTTGTTAAAATATGACCAACATGTGGTTTTCCATTTGCTGTTGGTGGTCCATCATAAAAAGTAAAGTATTCTTTACCATTATTCATATCAAAATTTTTCTTAATGATATCTTTTTCCTTCCATAAATTAGTTA